GTATCATACTCATCCAGGATCAACACTATCAGGTATTCTAGTGTTGAAAGCAAATCCTAAAACAGATGCTAAAACTATATTTGAAAGTGATGGCTTGGAAAATGTTGATGATTTAAGATCAGAAGTTACACACAAGCTTGTACACTATCCACCAACACCTGGTAGATTAATATTGTTTAGATCATCATTAAGACATTGTGTTGAACAATCTAATAGTGATACTGATAGAATCAGTCTTGCTTATAACTTTGGAAGGATTATATAATGAATATATTTTACTTGGATAAAGACCCTATTGCTGCAGCTAGAATGTGCTGTGACAAGCACGTATGTAAAATGATTATTGAGTCAGCTCAGATGTTATGTACTGCACATAGAATACAAGATGGTACAGAATATTATGACAAGACAGCCAATGGTAGAAAAATAAAAAGATGGTTACACCCTAACAATAATATGGAAAAGATATTGTACAAAGCAAGTCACACTAAACATCCTAGTACAGTTTGGGTTATGGGTAGTACATACAATTACAGATGGTTGTACAATCATATGTTGGAACTCAATGAAGAATTTAAAAAAAGATACAACCACGACATAGATCATATGACTATTAGAAAACTAAAAGACATATTGAGAGAACCACCTAATAACTCACCAATAAATGTTATTGGTACCGATCCTACACCAGCGATGCCAGATGAGTGTAAGATACCAGGTGATGTAGTTGGTTCTTACAGAAAATATTACATAGAAAAGAAACGTGCATTTGCTACTTGGAAATCACCATCAGTAATGCCACAATGGTATAAGGAGGCCACACAAAATGACAATATATAGCTCACACGATTGGCGTAAACACACAGACGATGCAGTTATTGAAGATGGTGAACACATCTTAAAAGTAAATGATAGCAGAGTTTTGTTTAAAAATCCAGTAACTTTGAAAGAGGAATCTGTGGACGTATCTAGGTTGATAAGAGTATTTGTTAACAATTTAGAGTCTAATAAAAGAAGTGTAAAATGACAAAGTATTTCCACGAAGCAATAGAAGAAGACCAAAAGATATTAGATATAGGATTAAAACAATCTAGGTTACATAAGAATGAAAGACTTGCTAGAGATAAAGGTATGATTAGATTGTTTACACCTACAGAGGAACAAATATTAAGAGATGGTTTGAATGAGGATAATTATTCTACACACGATATATTGATGATGGGTTTTAATGAAGAACAAATATTAAGACGTATAGAGGAAGAGGAAGAAGACGATGCCTAATTATACTTTTGAGAATAAAAGATCAAAGAAACAACATACTAAATGGTTATCTATGAGTGAATTAGATACATATTTAGAGAAAAATAAGAACCTTCGTCAGGTACTCACATCAATAAATATAGTAGGTGGTGTCGGAGGCATTACACATAAGACTGATGGAGGCTGGAAAGACAATTTAAGTAGAATTGCAGAGGCACACCCTAAAAGCCCACTAGCGGCAAGATATGGAAAAAAGACAATCAAACAATCTAAAACAGAACAAGTAATAGCAAAACATAGAAAGAGGAAAAAATGGTAAAAGACATACCTGATTACATGCGTGGATTTGATATGGATGAAGACTATGGTTTTACTGCTGTATCCTCTGCACCTAAAACAGATACAGAACAACCAAAAGTAGATTTATCAGCACTTGATAATCAATCTTTAGAATTAGCAAAAGTGAAAGATGATGTATCATCTATTAGATCAATGATGAACGAAGTAATGCAGATCGTTGCAGAAAAAGAAACTGTAACAAAAGAACTAGAAAGTGCAGATGTAAAAAATAGATTTAAAGATATAGAGAAAGTTATATTACCTTTTCTTTACAATCTATCAAAGAGTGATGAACCATATATACATTGGCCAAATAGAGGTCCAATTATTAAGGCTCAAATAGAAAAAATACTCAAATTAACGAGAGGATAAAATGAAACTAACAGATAATTTTTCATTAAAAGAAATGACAGCCTCACAAACAGCTGACAGGCATGGTATAAGTAACAATCCTAGTGAAGACCATATGGATAACTTAAAAAAACTATGTGAGAATGTACTACAAAAAGTCAGAAATCATTATGGCAAAGTAGTATCAGTATCTAGTGGTTACAGATCACCTGAGCTGTGTGTGAAGATAGGTTCAAGTATGAAATCTCAGCATGCCAAAGGCCAAGCTGCGGATTTTGAAATATTTGGTGTACCAAATTCAGAACTAGCAAAGTATATAATTGAAAATTTAGACTTTGACCAACTGATATTGGAGTACCATAATCCTGAGGAACCTAACAGCGGTTGGATACATTGTTCGTATAAGAATCCTGAAGATAATAGAAAACAGGTATTAAGAGCATACAGAGATGATGCTGGTAAAACTATATACGAACCTTACGATCCAAATTGAGCTGTTGAACGTCTTAATAATGAACAAAAAAGAGAACAAGATAAGATCATAGATCAATATATGCAAAAAGGCATATGAGGTTGACAGATTGACTTTATTATGGTATAATGAATAGATAACATAGGATATATTATGAAATTTAAATTTGTAGATATAGATAAGACTAAATTACCAAAACCTAAAAGACGTAATGTAGGTGGTATTAGATTTTATGAAATAGATGGACAACAATATCCATCTGTAACGACAATTCTGTCTTTAAAGAAAACAGAAGAATTAAAAAAGTGGCGTGAAAGTATAGGTGAAGACGTTGCCACTTGGGAAATGAGAAGAGCTGCTAGACGTGGTAATGCCTTACACTCATTAGTAGAGAATTATATCAAAGGTGAAACACCTGCAATAAGAGATGTATTGCCTTTAGGTATGTTTAGATTAATCAAACCTTACGTTGACCAAATTGATAATATACATTTATTAGAACACCAGATGTATAGTAAGAAGTTAACTATTGCAGGTCAAGTTGATTGTATTGCTGAATATGATGGTAAATTATCTGTAATTGATTTCAAATCTGCCAACAAAGAACGACAAGAAGCCTGGGTAGAAAACTATTTTTTACAAACTACAGCCTATGCTATTATGTACGAGGAGATATTCGGAAAGCCAATAGAACAAATCGTTGTTTTATTAGTAGCTGAAGACGGTGCTGTGCAAGTTTGGAAGAAAGACCCTAAAGATTTTCAGCCTAAATTGTTAGAGAGTATTAATGACTTTTATAAATATTATGAGAAGCAAAATAAGGACAAAAGTTAGAACTATTCACTATCTTGCCCTTAACAGCAAAGGGAATAATGAAAAAATTAATACTTACAATATACTTACTGTTAATGACAGGAGTATATGCAGAACAAACAACTTACAATTTTTGGTGGGAACAAGTACCAGCAGTATGTAGTACCACTAGTGAAATTGAAAGATGGGCTAATGATAATGACTTTACACCAGTCAATGTGAGTTACGGAAAAGAAGGTGGTGTACAAGAAGGTGAAATAGTTTATATGGTAGTTTATTGGATCAATGAAAGACAAGAAACATTTGCATCCGTACAAACACCACAACAACCAGAACAGAGTTGTGTTGTCTTTAGAACATTTGATTTAAAGTTAAATACAGAACTATTGAAAGGTGAAAACCTATAATGAACAAAATTATAATATTAATAGTATCAGGTTTACTATTATCTGCTTGTAATATAAAAGAACCAAGATTAACATTTGGTAAAAAATGTGTAGTAGAAGATGACAAGGTTGTCTATTCATACATTTGGGTATACGATAAACAAGTTGGTGTACCAGCAGATAAAGAAACTTGTAAATTATTAAAGAATTAATTGTTGATTAGAAGATAATAACTAATGAGGACCTGGGTGCAATACCCAGCCACTCCACCATTTAAACAATGTAATTTAAGGGGTGGAACTAGGCTCGACTCGTAGGTAAAACTTTTAGGAGATTAATCGGTCAAAGACACCGTAAAGTCTTATAAATGCTAACAACTTAGCGATGGCAGCTTAATACTGCTAATGGGTTTGCCTGTACCTAGAAACAGAAACAGGCATTTATATAGGAGTATAATATGGACCAGTGGAAAATAATAGATCACACATTTAAATTTAGAGTAGGTGATTCAGATGAAAAAGGTGGTTGTACGTTTATTGGTGGGGAATGGAAAGATGTTTCCACTGATGACTTATTTAAAGGTAAAAAGGTAGTATTGTTTAGTTTACCTGGCGCCTTTACACCAACCTGTTCAGGACAAGAACTACCAAGTTATGATACAATGTATCAACAATTCAAAGATCAAGGTATAGATGATGTTTATTGTATCTCTGTAAACGATGCATTTGTAATGAATGCTTGGGCTAGAGATTTACAAATTAAGAATGTCAAAATGATACCAGATGGATGTGGTACGTTTACGAGATCAATGGGTATGTTGGTAAACAAACCTAAACAAGGTTTTGGTATGAGAAGTTGGAGATATTCAGCTGTAATTAATGATGGTGTAGTAGAACAATGTTTTGAAGAACCAGGATTTAATGACTTCAGCAATGATGATGACCCTTATACTGTCTCTGCACCAGAGCATATGATGAAGTATTTACAATCATCAGCACTTGACTCTAATGCAATATAATGATATAATGAGAGTGTCAATTGGCAGGGTGGTGAAGCTAGCGTGGAGCCACCCACAATAATAATATGAAAAACTTTGGTGTACTAGAAACAAAATTACCACAAAATGTGTATGAGCCTTTATTAAAAGAATGTACACAACCATTGAGTAATGCAAATGAGTTTATTACAGGTATTACTAGTAAAGGTGTTTCAAAACAATATTACATAGAAAAGAATAAAAACTTACTAGATAATTTTGTATTAGGCATTAGAGATAGATATGATAAAGATTTCCCAGGTTTAGATGACATAAGAGTATTGACAAATGGATTGCCAGTAAAAGTAAATCCTAGTTGGTATAATATACAAACAAAACATCAATTTGTTCCAAATCATACACACGATGGCATTTACAGTTTTGTTATATGGATGAAGATACCATACGAGTATGAGGTAGAAGAACCAAGTGGTGATGGTTTTACTTCTTGTTTTGAATTTACTTACACAAACAGTATTGGTAATATAAGAAACCACGTTTATAAATTAGGTAAAAAATATGAGGGTACTATGCTAATGTTTCCATCAAAATTACAGCATTGTGTATATCCTTTTTATACGTCAGATGATGTTAGAATATCTATATCTGGTAATATAGTTTTAGATGCAGGATAAAAATGAATAGTAAAGAATTTAGTTTAGAAATAGAAAAATTAGTAAAAGAAAAAAGAGATTTAACATATATGGATGCAGTCATATGGTATTGTGAGCAAAATGATATTGACGTTGCTACAGTAAATCCATTGATTAGTAAAACACTAAAACAAAAAATAGAAATGGAAGCACAAAAGTTAAACTTTTTACCAAAGACTGGAGTATTGCCTGTATAATGTATGGTGGATTTGATGTATTTAAAATATATATGGCAGTCAAACTCCATTTTACTACTGATACATATGACTACTATAAATATGGAGGCAAAGTAAATTGTAAGTTAGATACATTTACAAAAAGAAACGACAGGTACTTTTTTCATAAGTTAAGTACAATGTATGGTAAAGATGATATACTAGATTTCTTTGTTTCTAACTTTTTAGCAGATAGTAAGAAATGGGTAGGAAGTTTATTAAGAAATGATGGTAAGGAAGTTTACTTGGAATATAGAAAAGTCAAAGAGGCTTTTGAATACAATTTTAGAAGCGATTGTGTATTTCTCGCTGATGACTTTAACACTTCTGGCATTTCTTTTGATGGTGGTTTACTCGTACATAACGGCCAACATCCACGACTTCTACGATTATTGCTTCAGAAAAAAATCAGAATACAGACGGCAGTCGTGTTGGATAATATCTTATCGTATTGTAAGAATTGGAGTAAAGAAATTAAAGAACGAGTTGTTTGGCCTCATTGGGAAAATAAAATTATTAAATTAAAACCATTTATGAGTTATAATCAAACACAATGTAAACTAATTATGAAAGAGGTTTTTGTTAATGGCAAGTAGGGATCAAAGGGTTATTTGTTTAGGCAACGGAAATAGTAGAAAAGGTTTAGACCTTGATAAGTTATCATTATATTTTACAATGTATGGATGTAATGCCTTATACCGTGATTGGACACCAGATGTACTAGTTGCTGTTGACCACGGTATTATGCACGAGATATATCATAGTGGTTTTGGTTACTCTACTCCTTGTTATTTTAGAGATTGGACTAAATTACCAGGTGAATCACACGACAGTTTAATTTATAGTGGATTGACAAAAGATGAGTTGGATAAAGCAAAAGAATGGGATGTAGTTAGAACAAATAAAAGAACAACCGAAGAAGAATTTGTTATGCATGGCGCACAAATTAAAGGTATAATTAATGTTCTAACTAGAACAAAGGGCGAGAAGTTTATAAAAAATAAAAGAGTAAACCATGCATCATTATGTATTAGTTGGATTAAACCAGATGATAAAGTAAAAGATTTAAAAGAATATATGTGTAAACCAGATGGCATCAGCCACGACTATGGTTGGTCTGCTGGACCTACTTCTGGTTTTATTGCTACCAAAAGAGAAAAACCAAAAGAGATTTATATGGTTGGCCACGATTTGTACAGTGGTAATAACAAGGTTAATAATTTATATGCTGGTTCACAATATTATGTACACGAAGAACATAGTCCTACTCCATGCGTTAATTGGATAAGACAGTGGCGTGAATTGATGACTTGGAATCCAGATATAATGTTCTATAAAGTCAATGAGTTTAATGATGGTAGAGATAAAATGAACACACCTATTGAAGAATGGAACGAGATAAAAAACTTGAAGTATATAAGCCGAAATGCACTTGACAATATGTGTCAGATGTAGTATAATGAGATATGTTTGACGGAATAATATACAGTTTACTTAATTGGATTGATAAAACAAGTGCCAGAATTAGGGAATATATGATAAAAAAATCATTACCTAAACCTTGTATATCAGCTGAGGAGTGGGCTAAAGATCATAAGAAGTGGAAAGAAAGTCAAAAATAGAAACTTTTACTCTTATAAATAATAACGATACCGATAATACAGGTAACACAAATACAATAATACAAGGAGAATACGAATATGGACTTTGAAACATTAAAAACAAGCAGAAGTAATTTTGAGAAACTTACCAAAGCGATAGAATCAAAATTAGATCAGAACGACAATCAATCCAAAGACAAATATACTGACGAAAGAATATGGAAACCAGAGTTAGATAAAACTGGTAACGGTTATGCTGTTATTAGATTTTTACCTGCAGTTTCTGGCGAGGATATGCCGTGGACTAGAGTATGGTCACATGCATTCCAAGGACCAGGTGGTTGGTATATAGAAAACTCACTAACAACATTAAATCAAAAAGACCCTGTGTCAGAAGAAAATACTAGACTATGGAATACTGGTGTTGAATCTGATAAAGAGATTGCTAGAAAGAGAAAAAGAAAATTATCTTACTTTGCAAACATACTAGTGGTTAGTGATCCTAAAAATCCTCAAAATGAGGGACAAGTAAAATTATTCAAATTCGGTAAAAAGATATTTGATAAGATTGCTGAGAAAATGAGTCCTGCATTTGATGATGAAAAGGCAATCAACCCATTTGATTTTTGGGAAGGTGCAAACTTTAAACTAAAAATCAGAAAAGTTGATGGATATTGGAATTATGACAAATCTGAGTTTGAAGCTGTAACAAAAGTTGCTGATGGTGATGACGCTATCAAAGCTATTTGGGAAAAACAGTATGCTCTAAAACCTTTCTTGGCACCTGACAATTTTAAAACCTATGATGAACTCAAAGAGAAACTGATTAGGGTTATTTCAGGTACTAGAAAAACTGAAACGGTGGAAAATGTAGACCTCCCTCCTCAAACCAACGGTTCAGTTAAAAGTAAACCTGTAAGTGCTCCTTCGGCTAGTGATGAAGATGACGATACGTTGTCTTATTTTAGTAAGTTAGCTGAAGACGAGTAATCTCTCTCAAATTACATTTACTTTAAGGGGTGTCCAGTAATGGGCATCCCTTTTTTTGTGTATAAATATATACAATGGCCAATATATTAGATAGACTTAACACTAGAGATGGTGGTATAGATAGATCAGCTGAATGGTATAGAAATACTGTTCGGAAACTAGGTACCAGAGTAACTGCTAACAAAATGATGCAAGACGGTATACTAACTAATAGACCAAACATTGGATTATTGAACTTATTTTTTTATGACCCAAAGTATAAAAAGACTTTACCTTATTATGACATATATCCATTGGTATTACCACTAGATACAATACCAGGTGGGTTTGCTGGAATAAACTTTCACTATCTAGCACCATTACAACGATTTAGATTGTTAGAAAGATTAGAAAGTTTTAAAAATAAAAGACGTATAGATAACAAAACATTATTGAATGTCAATTTAAGTAGAGTTAGAAACATACCAGAAGTCAAACCAATAATAAAAAAGTATCTATTTAATCACGTTAGGTCAAGGTTCTTAAAAATAGATTTGACACAAGCGGCATATGCAATATACTTGCCTGTACAAAGGTTCCAAAAAGCATCTGCACAAAGTGTGTATAGACAAACTAGAGAGGCAATGGAGTAATGGCAATATTAAGAGGTGGTAAAAGAATTGGTGGTTTTGATATTAGAATAGGTTTACCTAGAGATAGAAGTTTAGATAATGTCAATAACGATCCAAGATTTAGACAACGTGCTGGTGGTAATCCTGAAACTACAATGGGTAGATTTCAAGCTATGGTTAATGAGGGCGAGGGATTTGCACGTAAGGCAAGATACTATGTTGAGTTTTACTTACCAAAAAGTATTCCAATAACGGGTGTAAGTGCTGGCGATGAAAACAATGATGTAAGTGGTGCATCAATGGAACAAAGAATGGCATTTAAGCAACAAGGTGAGATGAATGCTGTACAAATGGCCAATGCTAGACGAGTACAAGCATTTTGTAATGCCATAGCTATGCCAGAGAAAGAAATTCAGACCAAAGAAATCAAACACAATGGTCCTCCAAGAAGATTTGCATATGACTATAAGGCAACTAGTATAGACGCTACGTTTTATGCAGACAAGTTTATGAGAGAACGTAGTTATTTTGAAATGTGGCAGAATGCTGCATACAGTAATACTACACATAACTTTAATTTCTATGACAATTATGTATCTGATATGAATATATTTCAGTTAGGTAGTTTTGAAAGTAGAAACGAAAGAGATGATGTAACTTATGGAGTTAAATTGTTTGATTGTTTTCCTAAAATTGTTAGTAAAGTAGATTATGCACATACAGCTAACGAGATACAAACTTTTAGTGTCACGTTTGAATATAGAAATTGGGTTAATTACTTTATTGATAAAGCAGGACAAGTAGAATTAGGGTCACCAAACTTTAGAGATGTCACAGTGAAAAGTGGTGGTGGTCCATTTGGTGGTTTACTAGGTAAACTACCACCAGAGTTGAGAAGAGCAGGAACAGAAGTGTTACAAGGTATCAAACGAAGATTACCTATTGGTGGCATTACTGGTGGAAGAGTATTCCCACCATTCCCTAACTTCCCACCTCTAAATATATAATAATAAGGAGATATAATGACATTACCAAAAGTGGATGTGCCAACTTATGAATTGACATTACCTTCCGAAGATAAAAAAGTTAAATTTAGACCTTTTTTAGTTAAAGAAGAAAAGATATTATTTGTTGCAATGGAATCCAAAAACAATGCAGAGATGGTCAATGCAGTAAAAGAGATCATAAGTGCTTGTACATTTAACACATTGAACGTAGATAGTTTACCTTTATTTGACATAGAATATTTGTTTTTAAATATTCGTGCCAAATCTGTAGGTGAAGTTGCTGACTTCAAGGTTATTTGTCCAGACGATAATAAAACATATGCAGATGTAAAAGTTGACTTATCTAAAGTTGAAGTGCATGTGGACGAAGACCACACAAATAAAATTGTGGTAGACGAAAATAGAAAACTAGGTATGGTGTTGAGGTATCCAACGCTTAAGAATTACACAGTAGGGAAAGATATTAACACAAATGATGTGGATAACGTATTCACAGTGTTGATAGATTGTGTGGACCATATATTTGAAGGCGATAAGATATACCCAGCAAAAGATGCAACACCAGAAGAAATCAAAGAGTTTGTTGAAACTATGACACAGGATAGTTTTGTAAAAATAAAGAAATTTTTTGATACAATGCCAAAATTAAAACAAGTGATTGAGGTAGAAAACCCTAACACAAAGGTAAAAAGTACAGTGACCCTGCAAGGGTTGCAAGATTTTTTCGGGTAAGCCTCTCACACAATTCCCTAGAGGCCATATTTGAAACCAATTTTGCCCTTGTGCAACATCATAAATATAGTTTAAGCGAGCTTGAGAATATGATACCTTGGGAAAGGGACATATATGTCAATATGTTAATAAATTACATAAAAGAAGAAAACGAAAAGAGAAGGAACGCTAATAAATGATACAAAGAATTAAAAACATATTCGGATCAGGTTGGTCTGGTATAAAATATGGTATAAAACAACTATGGCATTTTATTGAGGTAGAGATACCTGAAATGATGTCAAACTGGAGATTAGTACCAAGACTATTAATGCTTGCATACGGTTGGGCATTTTTAGATGTAATCAATTGGTTTATGGCACTAGAGAATCCTAACAACGCACAGGCAGGGTTAGTTTCAGTTGTAGTTGGCGCAGGCGCTGGTTGGTTTGCAATATATGTAAATGGTAAACCATCTAAAGTAAAAAACAAAGATTAATAAATGGCTAAGGTTTCAGATTTAGACGATAATTTAGAAGTTACGGTACAACCAGAACAGGTTAACGCTGATAACGTAATGGATGAAGAACAAAGAAAAGAGTTTTTTAATACATTCCGTGATGCGTTGAATGCTAAAATATCTGATTTAGATTTAGGTAATTATTTTGACAGTATAGGCACATCTATAACTGCTGCAGCTGAGAAGACAGTATCTTCATCTATGATGGCTGCTATACCTAATATCACAAATGAGTTACAAGACATATCTGAAACCTTTGCTAAAGGTTCTGACAAGAACTATGAAGAAGCACTAGACAGATTACAAAAAATAGTTGATAAGACAGGTATAAATCTATTTCAATTTAGTCAACAATTAGGTAATAGTTTTGACAAATTAAGAAAAGCATTTGAGGCAAGAAAAGAAAATATAGAAGCTGTTAACAAAGAGAGAGAAATATTAAGAGAAAAAGGTATACAAACCAAAGTTGTTCAAAATCAACAAAAGAAAGAATTAGAGATCAGAGTATTGACTAATAGACAATACAGAGAAGAAGTAAGAAAGTTAGAACGTGAAGAAAAATTACAACGAGATGTAGAGAAACAGTTTACAAAAGAAAGAGAAAAACTATTAAGAGAAGAAAAACTGACAAAGAGACAGTCAGAAAGTATTATCAATAAACAAGAGAAGATTACAAAAGGCAGAGAGGCTTTAGAACAAAGACGAGAAGATTTAACAGGCCAAAAAGGTGAAGGTGAAAAAGAAAGCGGCGGTTTCTTTAGAGGTGCAGGTAGATTTTTAAGAGGTGAAACTGGACCAGAGATATTAAGACCAGTCACTGCTACATTTGGACAAACATTAATGGCGCCAATGGAAGCATTTAATCAGTTAAAAGATCAAACTATGATGTTGGGTAGATCATTTGGAGGTTTATTGAAACCATTAGGAAATTTATCAAAGATAACAGCATTTTTAAGCAGAACATTATTACCTATCATTATAGCATTTATAGGTATCACTGCTGCTATTGTAGGTGTCATTGCTCTATTTAAAAAATTAAAATCAATATGGCCATTTAGTCTAATAGGTGGAGGAGATGAAACACCAAAAGAGAAGGCAGAGAAGTTAGCAGAAGCAGAAAAGTTTACTAATTCAGAAATGCCTATGGATGCATTTGGAGATGGCGATGCACCAACAATCAGTTCAGAGTTTCAAAAGAACGAAAGAATAAAGAACCAAGATGGTGATCCTACAATAAGAACGTCAGAAAACTATGATTTTATAAAAGGTGAATATAAACCAGGATTTAAACCTATCAGTTCTACAATGGATTTACAACCACAAAATCTAAAATATATGGTACCTGAAGGTGATGCACAAAAGTCTATGGAAACAATACTTACAAACATAGCACCTAACAATGTAATCAATTCTAATAAATCAGAAACTATGGTGTCTAACTCACCACATAATAACGATAGAACATTTAATATATTGAATGGTGGTTTGGAAGTTTAAAAAGTAACACCTAAATCTTTTTCTGTCATAATCTTAAATTTCATATTATTATCTTCACAATAAGTTGTTGCCGCTTGCCATTTGGCTTGATTTTTAATCCACTCAAACTGTTCTCTCATCCAACTTTTAGTTTTACGTTTAGGTGTCTTTGGTTTTTGGCATTGACGTGATGGTTTTACTTCTATCATAAACTTTTCACCATTTTTAGTCTTGCATAGAAAGTCAGGAAAGTATCTATGTATTTTCTTGTCTATTGGTGAACGATAAGCAACAGGCAATTCTTCACTAGCCCAATTAACAATATCATCATTTTTGTCCAAATAAACCATAAGTCTTCTCTCTAATAATGACCTATATACTATTCTATTTGGATCACCAATGTATTTCTTTGGGTGCGTTGGTCTATATAAACCTTTAAAACTTCTTCTATATTTCATATAAATATCTAGTAAGGATATTTATCTATGAATTTTAAAAGTAAAATTTCAAGCGTTGTCAAGTCAAATCTATCAAATCTAGTAGGTGGTTTCTCATCTAGTATATCTGGTTTTATAGATGGCGCTAAGAACAATGCACAAACAAATCTAGCTGCGGCTAAATTGTTAAACAAATCACCATTGGAAATAAGTGATGACACACCTACTTCAGTCATCAAACAAAACCCATACGAATATGGTACAGTTTATTACCCAACAGAAATATCAAATTTAGGTGCTGGGCACTATATGATATTTGATATAATAATGTTGAAGCATTCACAGTTTAAAAGTGGTACATTTCAAAATGGTAATTACGTCAAGTCACCTAATGTAGGCAGTGATCTAACAGGTGATATTGTAGGTGAAAAAGGAAACAGTACTGCCAAGAATTTTAAAGACAGAGGTGTATTAAATAGATTAACCAAAGTCAACACAGGAATTAATAAAAGAAACAACACACACAATCACGTTACGGATTCTATAATACTTTATACTCCACCACAAGTAAAGACAACCTATGCTGCCAATTACGATCAGGTAGAAACAGGTAAAGCAGGATTCGCTGTACAACAAGGATTTTCAGGTATGTTGGATACTGTGGGGAGTATAAGTGGTGATCTATTAAAAGATGCATTGAATACAGCATTGACATTGATACCTGGCGTTGGTGATTTAAACGCTGTAATAGATAAGTCATTAGGTAGAGCTAGAAATCCTAATTTAGAAATGGTATTTAAAAGTGTGCCAATGAGAGAGTTTAATTTTACATTTGAGTTTGCACCTAAAAACCAGACAGAATTAGATAACGTAGATAAAATTATTAAATTATTTAAATTTCATATGCAACCAGAAACATTGGCTGGATCTGATTACTTTAGAGTACCATCAGAATTTCAGTTGACATATATGTATATGGATAAACAAAATGGTTACATACCAAAGATCAGTAGATGCGTGTTGAAGTCTATGGAAGTTGACCAATCACCAGAAGGTGTATTTACTACATTTTCTGCTGATGATAGAGGTGCATTTCCTACACTTACAAAAATGACATTGACGTTTAGTGAGACAGAGGTAATGACTAAACAGAAAATAACAGAAGGCTTTTAATGTACTTTTCATTATTCCCAAAAGGCTATTATGATTTAAAAGGTGACGGTAATCCTAAAATAGTTACCGACCTAATGAGGCGTGTGAAAGTTAGAGCAAAGATAAAAGATGAGGCTAGTCTATACGATAGTTATGACGTGGTAGATGGCGACACACCAGAGAGTATTGCATTTAAGTTTTATGGTAACTCTGAATTGCATTGGGTTATACTTATGTTGAACAATGTTACAGATAGATATTATGGTTGGCCACTTACAACATTTGAATTTGAAAAAATGATGAAAGAGAAATACGAAAATGCAGATGGCATACACCATTATGAAAAAGTACAATCAAGTGGACCACAAACATCACCAGATTACTCACACTTAATAGAGTGTAAGAGTACAGACGTTGGCGCTATGATAGTGTCAAATAGAGAATACGAAGACAGAGAACAATTTAAGAAAAGACAAATTAAATTATTAAGTCCAGGTGTAGTGCCTGCACTTTTAGAGGAATTTCAATCATTGATAAGTCAATAATATGTATGCAAAAATCAATCCAAATGAATTAAATAGACCAGGCGATTTTACAATCAACGATATTCGCCTTGTATCCTACCAGAGTGTAGATGGTGATAACGTACCAAAGAAAATATCCATCAAAACTTTAGTCACAGAGATAAACATATACGAGTCTATATTCAATAAACATTTATCTGGTAGTCTAATATTACTAGATGCACAAAACTTGTTAATGAAATTACCTATTACAGGATTTGAACGAGTAGAGTTTTCTGTACACACACCATCAATGAGTAAAGGCTTTGACTTTAGAGAAAAGACAGGCCATCCTATGTACATATACGCTGTTAAGAATAGAAAGAATTTAGAACAACAAGGTACAATGGTATACCAATTGATGTTCTGTTCAAAAGAGATGATTAGAAACGAGAGAGTGAGATGTGTTAAACCTTATCAAACTAATATATCAGAAATGATTACAGACATAGTTA